CTGGCGAAGAAGTGATGTAGCTGCCTTAGAGTGTCCGCCGATAAGGTGGATGAGACCAAAGTAGTAGAACCCGAAGCCGGGGATGTAACCATAATGAACAAAGTGCTGTCGCTTGGCTTTGAGGTCATCGTCTTCTCTCCAGTTCCTGCGAATTGCTAGAACTGTTCCTGTCCCCTTCTCAATCGTCACCACGTACGGCAGTGCAATCCCAGTCTCGTGATTATCCTTGTCCACATCCGGATAGCCCGGCAGGTCGAGGTTCACGTGTATCTCAAGCAACTGGAACCGATCATCCATCGAAGCCGAGAAGCCTTGGTCCTCTGCCTTCTGCTTCTCCACTTCGTCCATGACACGAACCGGATCACCCAAGTCCACATCACGATAGAACCCGGCGTACTGAAGCTTCTTCAACTCATTCTTCGTCTTACGCATCCGGTGCGTAACACGCTCAGCCGTTTCTAAGTTAGCTGCGCCGTACGGCACGATGATGTCTTCGGCTGGGATATAGACCGCAGTCTGACGGTCGAGGCTTGGATCAAAATAGACTTTTTTGAACGCATTACCCGCCAAAGCCAAAGAAAGAAGAAGCCGCTCATGCTCCGGGCGATACTCCGGCATCTTCTCAGTCAGCTTATAGTTCATGTCATCTTGGACACGAATCGCTGAGTCGCGCTTCTCCGGGGTTTCTTTGCCGATGATCTTGGTCTTGACCGGACCCATCGCAGGGAAGGTCTCCATGATCGTCTCGGACTGAAACTTAACAGCCGACTCCATCAGAAGAGGATGAAAGACTCCGCATGCACCCGGCCACGGCTCTGTTCTTTCCTCGTACCGGATACCTAGAATCTTCAAGCCTTTCACATATGTGTCGAGCCAATCTTTGCGGGAAGAGAGGTCGCCTTCGTAGTTCCCGATTAATTCGGAAGCAAGAGTCTGCAACTCGTTCTCTTCCATGTACTCCGCGAGGTTGGCATCAAAGTCCTCGGCTCGCGGCTCACGCTTCATTAGCTCGACAACAACACCGTCCATATCGACGGATACGCTCTCGGGGTCTTCGATCTCAATCTTGATCGGCTCTTCGTCTGCGGCGAGAGCTTCCATCCCCATAGGAGCCTGCATTAAACTTTTATCGACGGCCATTTAAAATCTCCTAGTAATACGATTCGCGCCTGTGGCTCTTGAACCATTTAATCGGTTCAGGCTCGTCAGACGGCAAACGGAGGAAACCACCCTGCCGGAAACGAAGTAGGGCTAGGGTAGTCGAGTCCACCAAGTCGTCATTAGACCCGGACGGGAAATCATTACACTCTTCAATAACTTCGTGCGCCCACCTGCGGTCAGGTGCCCAGACTATACCCGCCGCAAACAAATCTGACACGGCATTTACGCGAGTGATCTTGTCTTGGCCTTTGCTCGGGGTAAATTCCGATATTGGAACACCCATCCTTCTCATTTCCTGATAGAGCGCCGCACCGTTGGATTTCTTTTCCACAATGAACGTGTCCGGGTTCCACTCCCGGTACTCCTCCAGAACTAATGCCTTTAGCTCTGGGAACTCCAGTCGTTTCTTAATGCTGTTCAGGAGGATGATGTTGTGGTTGTTGGTCTCTTCATTAAAGAAGACACCCCACGTGGTCAGGGCATTGAAGTCCGACCGGTTGGTTTTCTCCTGAGCGGCGTCGAGCGACATAATAATGTGCTCACAGCGAGGCGGGTCGTCCTTCTCCCATATCTGCCACCACTCCCGCTTGATCAGAGCGCCTTCTTCCGAAGTCGGCTCCTGCATGTACTGGGCTTGCCAGTACCGAACGTCCATCGACGCCTTCTTGGAGAGCAACTCTTCAATCGTCCAGAACTCAGGCCAGAGCGGCTCGTCGTTCAGGATGGCTGGAAACTCAACCAATTCCCACTGATCCGCCTCATCTTCGCGGGTCATGTGGTCAATAATCTTGCCGGTCAAGTCCATCTTCGACCATCGGGTCATCACCACGATGATCGCGCCACCCGGCATCAGTCGCTGGACCGGACCCGACTGGAACCACTCCCAAGCCGGTTCAAAAACGTCCGCACGACCCTGCTTGGCTTCCTGCTCCGAATGAGGGTCATCAATAATAAATAAATCGGCACCACGACCAGCGAGAGCACCGCCCACACCAATAGCAAAATACTCACCGTTAAAGTTAGTACCCCAACGGCTAGCACTTTTAGAGTCAGCTTGTAGCTCGACGTTAGGGAAAACATCACGGTAACTCTCCGATCCAACTAGGTTTCTAACTCGCCTACCAAAATTGACAGCCAAATCGGCTGTGTGCGAGGCCATAATCACTTTTTTCTGCGGGTATTTACCCAAAAACCACGCTGGAGCAAGGTAAGAAATCATTTCTGACTTGCCGTGACGGGGTGCGATGTTCACGATCACCCGTTTTTTCTTACCGGCAGCGATTTCTTCGAAGATTCTCGCTAATTTCCGGTGGTGCGGACCCACTTTGTAGCCCGGATACACGTGCGAGATGAAATCTAAGAACGAATCCTTGCCTAGCCGCTGCGTAATTTGATTTTGGTACTGCTTCAATAGCTCAGCAACACGCCGTTTCTCCTTGTCCGGCATGGTTGGCAACGCTGAGCGTAGCTTTTGTAGGCTTTCAGGCGTTAATTGGAGCATCGGTCTGGCTTATAACCTTCACTTCGATGCCCTCTAGCACGGTAAGAAGTTCTTTTTCGACTTCTTCGATGGGTTTAATGACATGCGTTATTTCGCTACGCCGCTTAAATGCATCAATACCGTCTACTTCACCGAGTGTTTTCAAGGCTGCGACGCGAACGCGAGGGTCTTTAGCCTCTTCGATCTCCATCACAAGCTTGTTGATGATGTAGTTTTTCATCTCTGCCAACTCATCTACTAGTTGGCAGTTCATGTTCTGAACCATACCGGCCAAGTAGGCGACGGTTTCGTTCGGATACTTAGCAAAATCGACCTTCTCTCTCGGGTTGAGCAACATACTTTTGCCCAGTTCCCCGGCTTCTTTAATGTGTTCTTGACTGGCTGATAGAGGTTCGTTGTTGATATCAGCTAGAAGCTTAATAGTTCTTGCCCGCATCTCTAGCTCTTCATGCGCGGTGAGCGGAGGCAGGGCTTCGGCTGCGTTCTTAGGCAGCGGGATGCCGTCCTCAATGTCGGGAAGAATTGTCTCCATTAACTATAGATATAACAGAAAAACCGCATGGTACCAAATTGATGACGGGGGGTGTTTCTATATGAAGGGGGTGGGGTACCAAACTTTGGAAAATGCGTAGTTATTTGTGTGGATTATGGGGTGTGGGGGTACGAGCGGAGTCCCGAATCCATTTCGGTGGGTATACCCCCCGTGGGGTCACGAAACTTGACTTTTTCATCAGTTATGATAATATTAAATCACAGTCAAGGTGACTGTTAAAACGGAGAATCGAAAATGGAAAAGATGGATTCACTAGTGGATTTGGTACGAGCACTGTCAAAAAAGTGCGAGGAATTGGAAAACACCCGATCCCGTCTTGAGATGTACGAGCGTTGGTACAAGGATCAGAAGGAAGAGATTAAAGAGCTTCGCCAACAACTCAACCGTCAAGCCTAATCACCAAGCGGCGAGGGGGGCGAAAGCCCCCCGAGCCTAGGAGAGAATCATGATTCGCCCATTGAATGAAATCGCCCACGATATCCACAGCAACTGGACAGCGTTACGCAACAATCCTAACCATTACGCTGCACCATACCTCCAAGCCATGTATGCGTTGGAGTCAATCAACGACAACTTTTATGCAGATTCGGGTCGAAGCGTAGTGTTGTACTTCCTTGCCAATGCCAACTCATGGCGCGGCGACACCGCTCGACGAATAAAGGCTGAACTCAAAGCCATGCTGAAGCCGCAGCAACTCAAACTTAACCTTCAATAACTAACAGGCGGAGGGGGCGAAAGCCCCCCGAGCCAGAGGGAATTAAATGCACCCTTTCCACGTTGCTACAGATTTACAGAAGTACGGATTCTGGTACACGTATTGGAGTCTGCGGAACAACAACTGCTACACGAGACCACAATCGCTCTGGTTGATTTGGGTAGGACACCAACACAACAAGTATATGGATAAGCGATTGAATAACAGCGTCCGAGTTCTTACCAAGTAAACAATTTCTCCGTAGGGCAGGGACTTCCAACCTGCCCTTTTCTTCGGCCTTTTGATACCAGTTATTAGTTGGCGCGCGCGGGAGGGGGCGCGCGTGGCGCGCGCGACGCGAACCCTAATAAAATCAAGCACTTACGATATAGTTCAGACAATTCTACCCCATCATGTATAACGATTCCATGCCACGCCGGGAGGCGCGCACCATCAAAACATCATATGAGGATCAGATACTATGGCTCGCAAAGTTAAGAATGCGGTTTCGGCCGCTGTCGCTGGCGCGAACGTTGCCAGCATCAAGGATCTCGGCGTCCAGACGGCTGGACACCGGGCGCGCGGGGTTGCCCTCGGTCATGCGGCGCTCAAACTGTGGCCTGCGCTCGCGAAAGATTTCGCAAAGGGCGACGACCGTTGGACTCAATTCGACATGGGTTCCCGCGTGGCCTATGACGACACGCATACCGCACCTGTCGCGGTTCGTGATGAAAAAGGCCGGTACACGCTGGTCAATGCCGGGGACGGAGTCGAGGGGCAGCATCTGACCGCCGCCTATCTCGCCAGCCAGACTCCGGCCGACTGGTCGCGGATCAAGAATGACTCGCCGACACTCTGGACGGTTATGGATCAGGTTCGCGAACGGGTTGGCAACTACGTCCGCGACAACCGCCGCAATCTCCGAGATAACGTCAATAAGGCGATGGGCGGAGTCAGCCGCAAGGTGGCAAGACAACCCAACCGCACCATGCCATCGGTCATTGCCGACACGATTGCCGAACTCCGGGCGAAGATCAAACTGGATCTTGGCAACAAGGCCATCGATCAGGCGGAGCACGACAAGGTGCTGGCATGGTTGATCGACGGGGAGAAACTCTTCAAGAAAGACTGATCCGACCGGGGCGGCAACGCCCCGGCCTTTCGGGGGAGGCGAAAGCCTCCCCCATTTTTTTGCGCCTGTTGATACCAGTTATTTGTTCGCGCGCGCGGGACGGTGCGCGCCACGCCGAGCCACGCAAGCGACGCGAGCGCGGCCAACGTCGCATGGCATGGAATAATTAAGCCCGTGGGAATTCCCACGCCGCTAAATATCATTTGCGAAAATTACAGAGTACGGTTTCGTAGGCGACCCCCCTGCCGCGCTAAACGCATCATTTGCGAAAATTACAAAGTACGCGCTGTTTTGTTCCGCTCGCTACGCTTGTTCCGCAGCCTGTTCCGGGCGACGCTCGTTTTGCGGAACAACGCAAGTGCTTGATTCTAATCAGGAAAACGCGATTTTTGCGCGATTTGTTCCGCTGTTCCGCAAAAAATAAGTAAAGAACTGCCGAGACGCAGTTTTTTCGCTCGCGAGGGTCGCGCAGCCTGTTCGGCAAGTTAGGTGTGTCTGGCAGTTTATACTCTCAAAACTGCGGAACATCGGAACAACACCCCCTTTTTTCTTACTTACTACTACATTTTATTTATATATAAGATAAGAACGACTACGCAAAATCAAGCACTTACGCTCATCCGAGCGACGCTCATTTCACAAGTTACGCCCAAAAGCCCGAGCATAATATAAGCGGAACAAACTCGCTTTTGCGGAACAGCGGAACAGACTGATAAATAAAATAGTTATATATAAGCTTGAATTAGTATAGTTTTCAGGTAAAATGGGGTCTCGTGTCCGCAGTTCTGTTTGTACATCGCATCAACTTACCGGCGTGGGAATTCCCACGCCACGGAGAATCAGACATGGCTAGCAAGATTTTTTACGTGACCCTCCGACATATGCCGTTCAACCACAAATGGGTCGTGCCGGTCATGGCACGTACGTTGGAGGAAGCAAAAGAAAAGATCGTCGAGTGGACTCGTCACAACCCACCCGGCGCATTCGAATACTACAGAGTGGAGGGCTAAAACATGGCTAGCAAGTTCAAACTCCTCAACATCGACGCCAATGCCAAGACGGTGAAGGGTCAAGCCCGTGGCTACCTGACGGGCATCCTGTACCTCTCTCCGAGCGACGCTAGCGGCACTCAACTCTGCCCCCTCTCCCACGTAGCCCGTTGCGCTGCCCCATGCTTGAACCTCGCAGGGCGTGGCGGCATGGCGAAGGGCAACGCTACCTTCACCTCACCCGGCGGCCACGTGCTCTCTGACAACACCGTGCAGCGCGCTCGACTGCGTCGCACAGAATTGTTCTTGGAGGACTACGACGGGTTCATGGCACTGCTAGTGAAAGAGATACGCATGGCCGAGCGCATGGCACAGGAACAGGGTCTCACCCTTGCCCTCCGGCTCAACGGCACTAGCGACATTCGGTGGGAGGACATACCTCTGACCGTTGACGGGCGCGGCTACTACAACATCTTTTCTGCCTTCTCACATATCCGCTTCTACGACTACACCAAGATTCCAAATCGCCGCCGTGCGCTCATCATTCCTAACTATCACCTCACATACAGTTACTCAGGCGTATCAGATTTTGCGCCGGTAGTCATACAGGCTCTGCGTACCTACGGGGAGCGGGTCAACATGGCAGTCGTGTTCCGTGGCGACGTACCCAAGACATTCCTAGGCAGACAGGTCGTCAACGGCGACGAATCAGACTTGCGGTTCCTAGACCCCACGGGCGTCGTGATCGCGCTGAAGGCAAAGGGGAAAGCCCGAGGGGACACCTCCGGGTTCGTCGTCGATCACATCAACAGCCCTGCCATGTCGGCAGCGGCGTAACTAACTAGCGTGGGAATTCCCACGGAGGAGAGTCAG